GCGCACACCACGCCTGCATGGGCATCAGAGGCGCGCTGCAGGCCGATGCCTACATGACCACATCGTCCCTCCGGGGTGCCATCAAGGACGAAGCAGAAGCCCGCGCTGAGTTCCTGGAGCTGGCGAGGGACGGGGTTCGCTGAATGCCTGAGTCGGGTGCCGTGCCTGGACCGCCGAGGGCCCAACCTCGACCTGCCATCCACGCTTCCCTCACCCAGCCCATGGTGGACCGTATCATCGTCATCACCGCAGCAGAACTCCACTGCTCGTGGGAAGGAGCGCGGCAGACGTTGGTGGACCGCTGGACTGCCGAGGCACGGGACCGCATCCGCCAGAACTCCTCCACCTTCCTCATGTACGAGGAGATGGCCCAGATGGCCGAGAGGGCTGTGAAGCCGTGACTGACGCCGAGTGGTGTGTGGTCGGGGAGAACTCCTTCGAGTGTCGCCGCTGCGGCACGTCCGAAGCGGTGCCGCTGCCTTGCTCGGTAGACCAGTTCTTGGACATGAGCAGGGGGTTCATCCGCCGCCACAAGGACTGCAAGGAGGTGATGCCTAACAGACCCACCGCGTAGGCGCGCTGTCCAAGCCGGACAGCCCACACCGAAACGGAGGTGCGACATGCGACGACTCCTCACCCTCGTGGCCCTCGTGGCCACGCTTACCGTCATCACTCCGGGGAGTGAAGCTACCGCCAAGCCTGTTGACAGGTGGACCCGGCGAAGTTCAACGCCGACCCACGCGCCAGGGTCAAGATGCGGAGGCTAGTGCTCTGCGTGTTCGACTGGCTGGCGCCTGGCAACGCGGAACACGCGCTCTACGTGGCTCAGCGAGAGTCCGGGCTGTTGCCTTGGGCGCGGAACGCCTCATCCGGCTGTATGGGGCTCTTCCAGCACATCGAGTGGGACGGCCGCACCTGGATGCTCCGCCCCGTCTGGTTCCGCAAGCCCATCAGCCACGTCTCTTGGACCGACCCGAGAGCCAACGCCATCATCGCGGCGCGGATGGTAGCGGCGGGGGGATGGGGCCCTTGGGGAGGCTAGAAGATGCCCCATGAAAGGCGGAGGGCCCGCAACCCGCCGTGTACCAAGCGCCACAGGTATCGAGGCAGGCTCCACCACCACGGCTGCCGCAGCGACGGATGGCCCCACTTCCACGTCCGCTGCCAGCGGTGTCCGTTCGAGTGGTGGCAGCCTGTCCTCGACCCTTCCATGCCAGTGACCCTACCGCAGGAGGTCTGAGATGGAGGAGAACTACGTCGGCAGGACGCTCGAGGACTGTGACCCCAGAGTGCCTGGTCGCATGGGGGTTGTGAAGCGCCAGCTGGTCCTGCCCAGCGGCAAGGTGCGGCTCCACGTCTACTGGGAGCGGTCGGGGCTGTCTACGTCCATCATGCTCCACAGGGTGAACGGCCAGGCCAACGGCTACAGGTGGACGACGTGACGGCAGAGCACCACCACCACGAGGAGAAGCGCTGGCCCCAGCTCCAGACGCACCTCGAGGACGACCATGGCTGCCGAGACCTTCCACGTACCGCTGGTGTTCGTGCCGACCCACGTGGTGATGAAGGGAGACTGATGCTCGGCTGCCGACGGAAGCTGCGGAACTGCAAGGAGGCTCTCCAGCGTCAGAAGGAAGACCGCAGGCGCCTCATCAGCCGCCTCGTGCGGTTCGAGGACGCCGCAGGAGACGCCGTGACTGCCTGGCGTAACAGTGAGGCAGGGAACCTGGACGAGGCCCTCGCCAGGATGGAGAAGCTCCTGGAACAGGCCTGAGGTAGTGGACATCACCGACGTTCCATCGTACCCTGCCACGCCGTCGAGGGACCAAGCGGTCCTTATCGTCGGGGCGCACAGGACCATCTGCTCGGCGTGCAGGCGAAGCGCCGACCCGGCAGAGGCGTCCCACTGGAATGCATCCCCCCTGGTCAGAGGAGAAGGATGTGGAGCCAGGTTCGTTGCCATCGCCAGCCAGTACGGAGGTAGCCTCGAGGTTCGCGCCAAGGCCCTCCGCCCCGACCTCCCCTACACCACCAAGAACAGAGGTGACTGGTAGGTGGGTCTCAGCCCACGACCTCCTCAAAGCCCTCGAAGCCCAGGAGGTAGAGGAAGCGGCCCGCAGAGCCCCCCTTCTGTCAGAGCGCGTCAGCAGGCGCCGAGACATCGACGGGAAGGACGAGGCAGCCGAGGCCCTACGCCAGCAGAGGAACGACGACATCGAGGACCTGTATCGCAGGGGCATGTCACAAGAGGTGGTAGCGAACACCGTAGGATGCTCGGTAGCGACAGTCGCCTTGGTGCTCAAGGTGCGGCAGGTACCAACGAGGAAGGCCAGTGACTACCTACGTCAGCACGGTCCCGGACCCCGAGTGCAGCAGCCACGGCCCGATGCAGCAGTGGGGCGAAGTCTGCGCCCGGCTGTCTGAGGAGGTCCACTTCCACAAGGAGCTGTGGCTGTGCTGGGTGCCTACATGCAGGGCCTACGCTATCGCTGAGTGCTTCATCACTGCCTACACGTTCAACTAGGTGCCATGCTACGCTAGGCACCAGGAGGTAACCGCCATGGACGAGACAGTGGACCCGTCGGAGGACTGGAGCGGTCCGTACGCCGTGCCGGACGTGGACGAGACAGCGTTGCCCGACCTGTCGCTGGACGCCACAGACGAGGGGAACGTAGACGCGGCTGGCAACGTGCAGAGCATCACGCCAGCCACCGAGACGCCTGAGGAGTGAACGTGGGGGCCGGGGTGGGGGCGGCGAAGTCTGCGGAACGACTCGGAGGACTCGCGCACACAGCCGCCAGGTTGAAGCCGTTGGGCGGGCGGTTCACCCAACGGAGGCGGGGCTGATGACGGCCCCAGCGAAGTTCGACGACGCCTGGCGCCGTGAGAAGGCCATCCAGGCCCTCGGTCTCGGCGCGAGTCTCCGCACAGCAGCCGCGCTCGCGGAAGTTGACGTGGCGACCCTCCATCAGTGGCTGAAACGGGGCAGCGAGGAGGATATCGGCGCATACCACGACTTCTACGTCGAGGTCGAGAAGGGCAAGGCCGAGGTCCGTCTCCGCGCCATCGGGGTCGTCCAGGCGGCCATCGACGGCAACAGCAGCCTCGCCATGAAGTTCCTCGAGCGGTTCGAGGAGGGCTGGGCCCCGCAGCTCCCGGTGACGCCGGCCAAGAAGGACTCGCCCGTGGTCATCAACCTCCGATTCAACGGCGGGTCGGACCCTGCGGACGCGGGCCCCACCATCATCGACGTTGGACAGCCGGAGGACGAGGGTGCGCGGGCGCTCGGCAGCGGCAGCAGCTGAGCCTACTCGCGGCATCGAGGTCCATCTCCCACCGCTTCATCCCACACAGGCTGCCATCTGGGCGGACCCGGCCCGATTCAAGGTCGTCTGCTGCGGGCGTCAGTGGGGCAAGACCCTCCTCGGGGCGGCGACAGCGGTGGGCGAGGCGTCGCAGGGCGAGGACTGGCAGTGGGTCGCGCCGTCGTTCCCTATCGGAGAGATAGGTTGGCGGGTCATCACCGACCTCTCGGCCCAAATCCCGGGCGTCAACATCTCAGGGCGGCCCATCTACCGCATCACGTTCCCGACAGGCGGCTCGCTCCAGCTGCGCTCGGCCGACAACCCGGACTCACTCCGTGGCCCGACCCTGAACGGCCTCGTGATGGACGAGGCAGCGGTGGCGAACCCGGCAGCCTGGCCCATCCTCCGCCCGACGCTCTCGGTGCGCCGCGGGAAGGCCCTGTTCATCTCCACCCCGAAGGGCCTGAACTGGTTCCACGACCTGTGGCAGATGGGCGGGGTCCGCGATGGCTGGGCCCACTGGCAGGTCCCCTCGAAGGACAACCCGTGGCTGCCCGATGAGGACGTGGAGGAGGCGAGGGCGACCATGTCCTCCCTCATGTTCTCGCAGGAGTACCTGGCTGAGTTCATCAGCACCGGGTCCGGCCTGTTCCAGAGCCCGTGGCTGCGGCGGTACTTCGAGCGGATGGTGGGAGACGACCACTTCTTCATGCTGGGCGAGGAGAACGCCATCGAGCGCTCGTCCTGCAAGGTGTTCCACACCGTAGACCTCGCCTGGTCGACCGCTGAGGACGCCGACTTCACCTGCATCTCGACGTGGGCCGTGACGCCCAAGCGCCACCTCGTCCTGTGGAACGTGGACCGCGGCCACTACGAGGGCCCCGACGTCGTCCGGCAGATGGACATCGCCGTGAAGCGGTTCGGCGGGTACCTCGTCGCCGAGCGCGCCACGAGGCAGATGAACATCCTCCAGGAGGCCGAGCGGATGGGGCTGCCTGTGAAGGAGGTCAAGGCGGACAAGGACAAGGTCTCGCGGGCGCTGCCCGCAACGGCGTGGGTGGAGTCGGGGCGCGTCTGGTTCCCGACAGCGGGCATGGCGCCATGGTGGCCAGCCTGCGAGGAGGAGATGCTCGCGTTCCCCGCCGGGCGGCATGATGACTTCGTTGACACCCTCGCCTACGCCGTCCAAGAGGCGGGCCGACAGGCAGCCCGCCTCCAGACGTTCTAGCTCATCGCTTCCGTGTAGGCGCGGAGGTCGTCCTCGTCCCAGTCTGTCATCGTCCTCCTTCCAGCGCCACCTCGTCGATGGCGAAGTCGTCCACGCCGTCGTTGGCAGCGGCGGGGTAGACCACGATGACGGCGAACTCGTGGTCCCGGACCGTGACTAGCCCGAGCATCCCGAAGGGGTCCCGGACCCACATGTGGCTGCCGTCCTCCACCAGCTTGGTGGCCCAGCTGGTGACCTCGTCCGAGGCCTTGTCCCGCAGGATGGCGAGGGCCTCCGCCTCGGGCGTCACTTGGCACCTCGCAGCACCTCGAGCATCCGCTCCTGGGCCTTCGAGCGCGGGCCAGTGATGAACCGCTGGTAGGCGTCCTCGTCCACCGGGTCCACGGCGCGGACCGAGACGCGGCAGTCGGGGCACCAGCCCCACCAGCCCAGGTAGAGCGGCCCTTCGGTGCGGGTCGCTTGGGCGAACTTCTCGACGGCTAGCAGTTCGCGGCCGCAGGTGCAGGTGGCGTAGACGTCCATCAGCGGGCCTCCTCCCGGGAGCTGGTGAACTCGCCGAACAGGCGAGAGGCGGGCACGTAGGCGGCGACGTAGGCGTCGCAGCCCTGCGTCTCGTGCTGGTGGGCCTCGGCACGGGCGGCGTCGCTCGGGCGCCAGCCGGGGCTCATGTTCAGGCGCCGGTTCGTCATCAGCGCCATGACGGTGCGGCAGTCCTCCTGCCCGCAGGCCTCGTCGATGACGACGCGGTACGGGGCCTTGAAGGTCGTCTCCATGGTCTCCACTTCCTTCCTGGCGCTCAGCCGCGCCGCTTGATGGTGACGTCGAACCCGTCGCCCCAGAGGATGCCGATGAGGAACGCGGTCGCCGACCCGTCCTCGTTCTGGGTGAAGGAGGCGACCTCGAAGTCGCTGCTGGCGAAGCGCGTGAGCGCCTCGCGGACAGCCTTGGCCTCGTCCTCGGTGGCGGGCTGGTAGGTAGAGATGATGCCCTGGTCGAGCGCGTCCTTGAAGCTGATGCTTCCTGCCATCTGCCCTTCCTCCTTGTGCGACATACCTGCACCGTACACCACCGTACACAGTCTGTCAACCCCGGTACACACCATTCCACCACGAATCTGCCGTACCATGGGCTCGTGCCGTACGACGCCAACGCCGAGGCGTACTCGCCAAGCTGGTGGCTGAAGCGCCTAGACAAGGCTCTGTGCGCCAAGCAGGAGACCATCAGGCTCCACAACGGCTACTATGACGGCGAGCACCGTCTGCTGTTCTCCACGGACCGCTTCCGCCGTGAGTTCGGCACCATGCTCCAGCGCCTGAACGACAACTGGTGCGAGCTGGTCGTTGACGCGGTGGAGGAGCGCCTGAACATCCAAGGGTTCCGCTTCGGGAAGGACCAGCCGGCGAACGACGACGCCTGGACCATCTGGCAGCGGAACAACATGGACGCCCAGTCGCAGATGGCCCACGTGGAGGCCCTCGTCTGTGCGGAGACGGCAGTCCTGGCGTGGTACGACCCGGGGTCCTCCTTCGCCTGCATCTCTGCCGAGCGCGCCGACCAGGTCATCGTGGAATGTACGCCGGGGTCCACACAGGAGCGGGCGGCAGGGCTGAAGCGGTGGGTGGACGAGGGCGAGAAGAAGGTCTACGCCACCCTCTACCTGCCCGAGGCGCTCTACAAGTGGGAGGCGCCGTACCGCCGCATCGACGGGACCTACGACCCGAGCCGTGTCCGATGGGTGGATAGGGAGGGCGAGGACCACGAGAGCCCGAACCCGCTCGGCGTCGTCCCCCTCGTCCCCCTCAAGAACCGCCCGCGCCTCGGGCGTCCCTCGCGGAGTGAAATCGCCTCCGTCATCCCTCTCCAAGACGCCACGAACACGCTCCTCGCCAACATGCTCGTCGCGGGCGAGTTCGCTGCCTTCCGCCAGCGGTGGGCCACAGGGCTCGAAATCCCGGAAGACCCGGAGACGAACCAGCCCATCGAGCCGTTCAAGGCGGCTGTGGACAGGCTGTGGGTAAGCGGGTCCAAGGACACCACGTTCGGGGAGTTCGAGCAAACGGACCTTGGCCCCTACGTGCAGTCCATCGAGATGGTCGTCCAGCACATCGCCTCGCAGACCCGGACGCCGCCCCACTACTTCTACCTGTCGGGGCAGTTCCCGAGCGGTGAGTCCATCAAGTCGGCAGAGACGGGCCTCGTCGCCAAGACCCGCCGCAAGATGGTGTTCTTCGGGGAGGCCTGGGAGGAAGTGATGCGGCTGGCGCTCCGCATCGAGGGCAAGGACGAGGCTGCCGACGAGGTGGCGAGCGAAGTCATCTGGGCGGACCCGGAGAGCAGGTCGGAGAGCGAACACATCGACGCGCTCGTGAAGCAGACGACCATCGGAGTCCCGAACGAGGCCCTGTGGCGCCGCGCTGGCTACACGCCGACCGAAATCGAGGAGTTCAAGGCGATGCGGGAGCGGGAGCCCGAGGTACCCGTGCTCGTCCTTCAGCCGACCGCTCGTGGCCTAGCTGGACAGGGCAACGGCGCCAACCCCTCCAACGGGGCGCAGGGCGCCAACAGCGTCTAGGCGCGCTTCCAGCGGCGCCCGTCGTGCCAGTAGCGGTAGTCCTGCCCGTCACGGCGGAGGACACACCGAGGCCAACCGCCTGCGTCACGGCCAGGCGCGGGTGAGGTCCGCGGGCTGGCGAGGTAGACGCCGAGGACGACCTCGTACCCGTTGCGGGCAGCGAACCCCTCGAGGTCCTCGAGGGCCCAGTCCATCTGGTCCGTCGTCATCGGATGGAGCCTCCTTCCTGGTAGAGGAACGTCTCGACGGTCACGGCGATGTAGTCCACCGCCGCGTCGGCGTTCCGGGCGAGGCACCAGCGGTCCATCTCGCGGCGCCCTTGCTGGTCGTTCCTGCCCTGCTGCTCCACGACAGCACGGCCGTCGCGGTAGATGACCGTGGCGTGGAGGTAGCGCGGGGCCTCGCGGGACGTGCGGCGCACGCCGGGGAGTCCGCTGCCTGCGGGTAGGACGTTCACTTGGACCTCCTAGCCTTCAGTTCGTTGTAGGCGGCAGTCCGCTTCGGGTAGTCGCCGCCTGCCTCGCCCTGCATGACGAGCGCCACGAGGTCCTCCGTCTTCCACGTCCGCATCTCGTCGGCGAGGCGTTCCGCGCGAGCCTTCGAGCGGGCGGCGGCCTCCTGGCGCTTGAGGTATCCGCGCCCGACTCCGCCTGGCATCCGGCTGTCTTGGTAGCTGCTCATGGCGTAACCGTACACCAGCGTATACACGCTGTCAACCCCGGTACACAAGATTCCTGGAGGAACTTCATCCTACGCTGTGTCCCACATACCGCCAGAAGGAGGCGTAACATGCCTGAGGGCGAGGGCCAAGGGTCCGCCCAGGAGCAAGGCTCCGAACAGCCAGGGGAAGGGCAGCAAGGTTCCGAGGGTTCGGCCGGAGAGCGGTGGGACGAGGAACGTGCCAGGCGCACCATCGACGCCCAGCGCGCCTCCGAGAAAGCCCTGAAGGACGAGCTGTCGAGCGTCAAGGGCGAGCTGAAGAAGCTTCAGGACGCCCAGCTCAGCGATGCCGAGCGCAAGGACGCCCGCATCAAGGAACTGGAGGGTGAGGTCACGTCGCTCCAAGGCCAGCTGGGAACGGTGTCCGCCGACACCGCGCTCCTCGCGGAGGCGGTCAAGGCGGGGGCCAGCAAGCCGGAGGCAGTCGTCAAGCTGGTGGACCGTTCGACCCTCGAGGTCGAGGGCGGGAAGCTCAAGGGCGCTGCGAAGGCTGTCGAGACGGTGAAGAAGGACTACCCCGAGCTGTTCGGGAAGGTCGCGGGTGGTGACGGAGGTCCGCGCGGAGGCGCACCGACCGCCGACTCCATGAACGACCGGCTGCGGAGGGCCGCGGGGCGCTAGCAGCGAAAGCGAGGTGAGTTAGGTGGGTGACTTCGACCAGGCCATCGACCGGAGCGGCGCACAGGCGCTGATGCCGGAGGAGGTCTCGCGCGACATCATCCAGGCGGCGGTAACGCGGTCGGCAGCCCTGTCGATGTTCAGGCGGGTGACGATGAGCCGTGCCCAGCGGCGCATCCCGGCCCTCTCCGCGTTCCCCGCGGCCTACTGGGTCGGTGGGGACACCGGCCTAAAGAAGACGACGACCCAGCAGTGGACCAACCGCTACCTGAACGTGGCGGAGATGGCCGTGCTGGTGCCCATCCCGGAGGTCGTCCTCGACGACGCCGACTACGACGTGTGGGGAGAGGTCAAGCCCCGGCTCGTGGAGGCGTTCGGGGAGAAGCTCGACGCGGCCATCTTCTTCGGGGACGACATCCCCGCGGAGTGGACGGGCGTGTCGAGCATCGTGTCCGGGTGCATCGTCGCGGGCCACGACGTGTCCGAGGGGTCCACGACCCTCGACAACGGCGTGCAGGACTTCGCCGCGGACCTGTCCGCAGCGATGGAGTTCGTGGAGGACGACGGGTTCGACGTGAACGGCTTCGCGGGGCCGCGACGGCTGAAGAGCCGCCTGCGGAACCTCCGGGCCGACACCGGAGAACCCATCTTCCAGAACATCGCGGATGGGCCCGGCGGGCGCATCTACGGGGAGCCCTACGAGGTCATCGGCAACGGCGCGTGGGACGGCTCCACGCTCGCCATCGCCGGCGACTGGACGCAGGGCATCCTCGGCATCCGGCAGGACGTGGAGTACCTCGTGTCGCGCGAGGGCGTCGTGTCGGACGCGGACGGTGCGGTCATCCTGAACCTCCTGCAGCAGGACAGCGTCCTCCTGCGGGCCACGTTCCGGGTGGCGTTCGTCCTCGCCAACCCCATCACGCGGCAGAGCACCACGTTCGCGGACACGAACCGGTTCCCGTTCGCGTGCGTCCTGTCCACCGACTCCTAACCGCCGAGGAGGACGACAGAGCAGGAGGGCGAGGGACCGCGGGCGGTAGCGGTCCCTCCCCTCCTTCGCATCACCGCCATGCGAACCTTCCTGGACATCGGGAGCCACGAGGGCCAGACCCTCGAGGAAGTCACCAAGCCTACGTGGCGGTTCGACCGCATCCTCGCGGTAGAGCCCATGCCGCGAGAGCAAGACGTCCTGCGGCAGCGGTTCGGAGAGGATGAGCGGGTCCGCCTGTTCGCCAACGCGCTCGGTGGACGGACGGGAGCGGTGACGATGTACGGGACGAACGACCTCCTCGAGGCATCGGTGTTCGCCCGCAAGAACGACGTGGACGAGCAGGTGAGGACGAGGGTCTGGCAGGTCCAGGCGTCGCGGTTCATCGACCTCCACGTACCGGCTGATGGCCCGCTGTACGTGAACATGAACTGCGAAGGAGGCGAAGTGCCTATCCTCCGCGACCTCCTCGCATCGGGGCGCATCTGGCGCATCTCGGCCCTTCTCGTGGACTGGGACTGTCGCAAGGTGCCCGGCATGGAGGGCGAGGCAGCCAAGCTCATCGACGCCTTCCGGACCATCGGGTTCACGCGGTGGACCTCGGACTACGCCGACCTCCCGACACACCAGGAGCAGATAGCGGCGTGGCTGGGGTGCCTGCCGTGAGGTGGGACGGGTCCATCCCTTGCCACGAGTTCGGCGGCGTGCTGTACGTGGAGGTCCCGAAGGCTGCGGCTACGTCCATCAAGGCTGCCCTCGGGGAGGTCCCTGAGGGGGAAGACCCGCATCGGTGGCTGGGGTACATCGACGCCCGTGACCCAGCCCAGCTCCAGGCGTGGCTCCTCGGTCGGTGGGCCAAGCTGTTCCGGTTCACGGTCGTCCGCCATCCCGTGGCGCGGTTCGAAAGCTACTTCTACGGCCACGTTGGCGGTGACATCAACGCCTTCATCCAGGACGGGTTCTGGGACCGAGACGTCCACGCTGTCCCGCAGACGGCTATCCTCGGAGAGGACTTGGCGGGCTTCGACTTCGTAGGCCGTGTGGAGGCGATGGACCTCGTCCAGCGGAGGCTCCGTCGGACCGGCTCCGTCCCCTCGAGGCTGTCGCTGCCGCACCTCAACGCCTCGGTCGGCAAGCGGCAACGGCTCGGGGCTGCCTCCCGCCGTGTCCTCGAGGCAGTCTACCGTCGTGACTTCGAGGTCCTGGGGTACGGATGAGGGTAGCCATCGTCGTCCCGTGGCGTGGGGGAGACCCTCAGCGCGAAGCGAACTGGGCCTACTGCCGTCCGTGGTGGGACCAGTTCGGGTGGCCCATCTACCAGGTCCACCACACGGGCAGGGACCCGTTCAACCGAGCGTGGTGTATCAACGAGGGAGCGCGGCGCGCCTTCCCGTTCGACGCCATCGTAGTAGTGGACGCCGACGTGGTGGAGG